ACTTATATGGCAGAAAGATACTTCGACCTGAAGCTCTTGTTAACGCCAAATATAACGCAGCGTAGGGGGACATAAAAAATGGCTACTATAACATCACTTTTACTTCCTGCTACAGGTAACTCTAACCGAGGCCGTATGAACTATCAAGTTGAACTAATAATTGACTTGACTGCACAAGCTATTGATTGTTCATCTGGTGACGTAGTACAATGTATTACAATACCAGCGAATACTCATATTGTTCATGCTGGTGTTCAAGTTGTTGAAAGCGCAACAATGAACACAGGTACAAATGCTACTATAACATTAGGTGCAGCAGACGCTGACGAATATGTTACAGCATTTGATATTGATGGTGCATCAGACTTGGCATATGCGCCAAGTGTTACACCTTCAGCAGAAGTTGTTCTTGCTTCAGCAGATACACTAGACCTGACTTTTGCAGGTGACGGTGCTACCTTCTCAGCAGGTAAACTTAGAGTTTACGCTCTACTAATGGATGTTTCAGAACAAGGCAGCACATCCGCTGCTGAAGTTGCTAGAGACAACATATAAAAGCATATCTGGGGGCTGGGTCTATCTGGCCCCCTAAGCTTACTTTTACTGTGAAAGATTACATACATGGCGGAAACTTATCTAACTTTAACTAATAAAGTACTTGCAAGATTAAATGAAGTTGAATTAACGAGTTCAACTTTTAGTTCTGCTAGAGGAATACAAACGCAAGTTAAAACTGCCATTAACGAAGCTGTTCGTTATATAAATCAAAGAGAATTTAATTATCCATTTAATCACGCTACTGAAAGTAAAACACTTACTGCAGGTGTTGTAAGGTACTCACTGCCTACATCTACCAAAGTAGTTGATTATAATACATTTAGAATAGTAGCTGATGAATCGCTAGGAAATAGCGGTGGAAAGCTAGGTATTTTAGACTACAACGATTATATTAATAGGCACGTAAATCAAGAAGATTTAATTATCTCTACAACCTTAAATGGTTTACATTCAGACTCAGCTACTACTTTATCCCTTACTTCGACTACTGGCTTAGATAGTGCAGGTAAAGTATATATAGGCAATGAAGAAGTAACATATACTGCTGTTAGTGGCAACGACATTACTGGCTGTACTCGTGGTGCAAATAGCACAACTGCTGCTGCTCACGCTAGTGGTGTAGTTGTAACACAATTCGATGACGGTGGCGTACCTACGCACGTTGTTCGAACCTTAGACAATAATTATTTATTGTATCCATACCCTACCAAATCCTTTGTAGTAAAGTTTGATTATTTTACATTCCCTGCGGATATGTCAGCTCACGGGGATACTACAACTATTCCTGATCGATTTGCAGCAGTTATTGTTGACGGAGCTACTGCTTTTGTGTATCAGTATCGAGGAGAGGTACAGCAGTATGGTATAAACTTTACACGGTTTGAACAGGGCATAAAAAATATGCAAACTTTGTTAGTTAATAAATATGAATACGTTAGATCTACATACTTGCCAGGTAATGCAAGAGGTGGTTTTAGCTCCTCACTCAGAGTAAATTAATGCCAGATAATTCACAAACAAGCCCTGCCGCATTTAATTGTGAGGGAGGTTTAGTACTAAACAAATCTACGTTTTTAATGCAACCTGGTGAGGCTTTAGAGCTACGTAACTTTGAACCTGACATTGAAGGTGGGTATAGACGAATAAGTGGCTTTTCTAAGTACGTTAGTGCTGTAGTACCTATTACGTCTTCTTCGTCAGAAAAAGTACTAATGGTTGCTTCGTTTGGTGATGTTGTATTAGCTGCTAGGGGTACAAGTATATATAGTGCAACTCCTGGTGGTTCTAGCTGGACATCAAGAGATTCAGGTAGAACAAGTGCCGCTAAGTATAACTTTGAAAGATTTAACTTTGACGGCACAGATAAGATAGTTGTTGTTGATGGTGCTAATGCACCTACAGTATTTAACTCATCATTAGCTGCTACAGATGTAAGTGAAAGCACAGTTTCTGGTTCTAAGTTTGTTGCATCATTTAAGAACCATATGTTCTATGCAGGTAAGTCAACAACTAAACAAGAAGTTATATTTAGCCAACCGTTTGACGAAGATGCATTTAGTAGTGGTTCAGGTGCTGGTAGTTTTAAAGTTGACGATACTGTAGTTGGACTTAAAGTTTTCCGTGATGATTTATTTATATTTTGTGAGACACGTATATTTAAATTAACAGGAACATCTAGTTCTAACTTTGCAGTTACAGCAGTTACTCGTAACATTGGTTGCGTAAACGGAGACACAATACAAGAATTTGCTGGTGACTTAATCTTCTTAGGACCAGATGGATTACGAACTATTGCTGGTACTGCAAGAATTGGTGACGTTGAACTTGGTACAATTAGCTCTAATGTACAGTCTATATTTAACGATAATTTAGCTAGTGCATCAGAGTTTGACTCAGTTGTTATACCCGATAAAACGCAATATAGAATTTTCTTTACTAAAAACGGTACTGCTGAAAACCAAACTAAAGGTGTTATTTGTGTACTAAAAGGACAACAGTTTGAATTTTCTGAAATAAGAGGGATACGACCTGCCTGTACAGATAGTTTTGTTGATGAAGGTAACGTATTAGTTTTACACGGTTCGTACTCAAATGGTTACATATATAGGCAAGAGTCAGGTAATACTTTTGATGGGGAAGTTATATTTGGAAGATACAGAAGTCCCGACTTAACATTTAATGACCCAGGCATAAGAAAGCATATGCACAGGGTTATACTTAATTATAAACCTGAAGCAGCAGTAGATGCTGATCTATTTATAAGATATGACTACGAAGATCCAGATTCAGCTAGACCTTCAGCATATCCTTTAGATTCAACTGATGTTGTTGCTATATACGGAACTTCATCTTATGGCTCACCTACTTACGGTGGTGTATCACAACCTCTAGTTAGGCAGTCCGTTGAGGGTTCTGGGTTTGCTGTAGCTTTACGTGTTAATGATGGTGGTAATACAGCCCCTTATTCACTAAAGGGATTTCAGCTAGAATATCAATTAGGAGCAAGACGATAAATGGGTGACACATACACAAGACAATCTACGTATACTGACGGAGATGTTATAACAGCCGCACACACTAATGACGAGTTCAATCAGTTATTAGCGGCATTTGCTGCCAGTTCAGGACACACACACGATGGTACTGCTGCAGAAGGTGGACCAGTAACTAAGTTATTAGGTAACACACTTACCTTTGGTGCAGGTACTTCAGGTACAGACATTACGATTACCTTTGATGGTGAGACTAATGACGGTGTTTTTAAATGGATGGAAGATGAAGACTACTTTGAGTTTTCTGACGATATACTTATTGCTTCTACTGAGAAGATACAGTTCCGTGATACAGCTATATACATTAACTCATCTGCTGATGGTCAACTAGATCTCGTAGCTGATACAGAAATACAGATAGCTGCAACAACTGTAGACATTAATGGCCTTGTAGATATATCAGGTAACTTGTCTGTTGGTGGTAACTTAGACGTTACAGGTACATTTGATTTAAGTGACTCAAACTTTACTAATGCAGGTAATATACAGTTAGATAGTATATCTGGTGATGGAGATACAGATACTAGCATTACCTTTAGTGGGTCAGATGTTATTACTTTTGCTAATGGTGGAACAGGCCAAGTTACCTTTAATAATGGCTCTATTGTTCCTGTAACAGATAACGATATAGATTTAGGTACTTCTTCTTTAGAGTTTAAAGACGCTTACTTTGACGGAACAGTAACGACAGATGCTCTTGTAGCTGACACTGCAGACATAAACGGTGGAACAGTTGACGGTGCAACGATTGGGGCATCGAGTGCAACTACAGTTAAAGGTACAACGGTCACAGCTACTACAGCATTTGTACCTGGAACATCAGATGGTGCTACATTAGGTACAACTTCACTTGAGTTTGGTGATTTATTCTTAGCTGATGGTGGTGTAATATATTTAGGTGCAGATCAGGATGTCACACTAACACACCTTCCTGATACAGGTATACTACTTAATAGTAGCAGACAGTTACAGTTTGGTGATGACGGTACATACATACATCAATCAGCAGATGGTGTACTTGACTTAGTATCGGACACAGAGATTGAGATAAATGCTACAACCATAGATATAAACGGTGCAGTCGTTGCGAGTGGTGAGATAGCCGCAGCTTCATTAGACATATCAGGTAATGTTGACATTGACGGCACAACTAATTTGGATGCTGTAGATATTGATGGTGCAGTACAGCTAGATGCTACACTTACTATTGGTGCTGATGACCAAGGCTACGATGTTATACTTTACGGTGATACAGCATCAGCTAACCTGACTTGGGATACATCAGCAGATGACTTGATCTTTAATGGTGCAGCAGGACTTATTGTTCCTGATGGACAGCTTACTTTAGGTAGTACAGCAGTGTCCGCAACTGCAGCAGAGATTAACTTAATTGATGGTGGTACATCAAGAGGCACAACTGCTGTAGCTTCAGGTGACGGTATCCTCATCAATGACGCTGGCACAATGCGTATGACTAATGTAGATACTGTTTCTACATACTTTTCTAGTCACAATGTTGGTGGCAGTAATATTGTTACAACTGGTGCATTAAACTCAGGCTCTATTACATCTGGGTTTGGCACAATAGATACTGGCTCATCAGCTATTACAACAACAGGTGTAATTACTGGTGGTACACTAGAAGCTACAGGAGATACATCTTCAGGTGATAATGCAGCAATAGGTTACACTGCAGCAGAAGGACTTATACTTACAGGGCAAGGTTCAACCAACGATGTAACAATTAAGAATGATGCTGACACTATTGTTATGCGTGTTCCAACTGGTACAGACGATGTAGTCTTTGCTGATAATGTTACTATCTCAGGTGACTTAACTGTTAGTGGTGATACAACAACTGTTAGCACAACTAACATGGTAGTGTCAGATAACCTAATTGAACTTAACAACGGTGCAACATCTAACTCTAACGATAGTGGTCTTGTTATTGAACGAGGTTCAACAGGTGACAATGCTATCTTTATGTGGGATGAAAGTGCAGATACATTTGTATTAGGTACAACAACAGCTACAGGATCTGCAACAGGAAACATATCAGTCACTGACGGTGCATTACAAGCTGGGTCTCTTGATATATCAGGAAACATTGATGTAGACGGCACAGCTAATCTTGATGTAGTGGACATTGACGGTGCTGTTGACATGGCTACTACTCTTGCAGTTGCAGGTAACGTAGACTTTAACGGGGACTTAGATGTAGATGGCACTACTAACTTAGATGCAGTAGACATTGATGGCGCAGTTGATATGGCGACTACGCTTTCAGTTACAGGTAATGTAACTTTAGGCGGTCAACTTATTATGCCTGACGTTACATCTGCTAAGATACTAGTAGCTGATGGCACTAGTTATCAAGAGGTAGCGGTAAGTGGTGACGTTACCATAGCTAACACAGGGGCGGTAACGATAGCTGCTAATGCAGTAGAAGGCTCTATGTTAAATGATAATACTATATCAGGACAGACTGCTTTAACTTCTGGTCTAGCTACTGATGATGAACTACTGGTAAGTGATGGTGGTACACTTAAACGAATGGACGTTAGTGTCCTAACCACATTAACAGATGATAACGCTACAGCTTTAGCGATTGCATTAGGATAACAAAGGAAAGATAGAATGGCGAATACTTTTAAAGTAGTTAATTTTGCAGCCGAACCAGCGAGTAGTGGAACTCCGTATGTAGTATATACTGCAGCTAGTAGTACAACTACAGTTGTTCTTGGTTTAATTTTAGCTAACATACATACGACAGAAGTTACAGCTACTGTAAGACTTGTAAGTGATACTGCAAATAGAGCAGTGTCAAACAACACAGCAAACGGAACAAGTATAATTGTTAAAGATGCACCTATACCAGTTGGCTCATCACTAGAATTGATGGCAGGTAACAAGGTTGTATTAGAAACAACAGATCAGATTACCATAGATTGTAGCGTAGCTGACAAACTAAGTGGTACATTGAGTATAATGGAGATAACATAATATGCCTTATATTGGTCAAGAAGCTGCTACTACGTACAGTACAAAATTAGCTGTACAACAGTTTAATGGAGATGGTAGCACAACAGCCTTTACATTAAATCAATCAGTCTCTGCTGACCAAGATATACTTGTATCAGTTGATGGTGTCATACAAGATACATCAGCTTACACAGTTTCAAATGGTACAACATTGACATTTAGTCCTGCACCCTCAAGCGGTACAGCTAACATCTTTGTGAACTATTTAGGTTTAGCAGTAGGTACTGTTACACACCCAGCTACACAAGGATTAACAGCAACAACAGGTACGTTTACATCAGACATATCTACATCTACTTTAGGAACATCTAATTTTAGAGCAGGGGTAAATGCTGGTAATTCAATAGAATCTGGTGGTAACTACAACGTGGTTGTTGGTGACGAAGCTGGTACTGCAATTACTACAGGGGATAACAATGTTGCAGTTGGTTATGCGGCACTAGACGCAAATACTACTGGTAACAATAACGTAGCAGTTGGATATCTTGCTATGACGGAAAACATTACAGGCGGTGAAAATACAGCAATGGGTAGATTATCATTAGATGCTAATACTACTGGTAGTGATAATACTGCTATAGGTAATGCAGCCCTCAGTGCAAACACTACAGCAACTAGAAATACGGGAGTTGGTTCTGCTTCTTTAATGTCAAACACTACAGGCGGTGATAACACAGCAGTTGGTCAAGGGGCATTAGGGGCAAATACTACAGGTGATAACAATGTAGCTATGGGCTATCAGGCTTTGAGACTTAATGTTGCAGGAGACAGGTCTGTAGCAATAGGGGTTCAAGCACTAGACGCACAAAACCCTTCAGGTAATGCTGATATGTATAATGTAGCAGTAGGATTTGAGGCAGGCAAATCAATAACAACAGGCGTTGAGAACATACTAATTGGAGGTAAAGCTGGTGATGCACTTACTGACGCTGATTATAACGTAGCTATTGGTAGGGCTTCTCTAACTGCTGATACCCAAGGTAGTAAATCAACTGCGGTAGGTTTTGGAACATTAGCTACACAAAACTTTACATCAGCAACAGATAGTAACAATACTGCTATGGGTTTTAATGCTGGAACGTCAATAACTACAGGTATTCAAAATACTATCGTGGGTTCTTTAGCTGGTGACGCATTTACTGATGCAGATAAAAATGTAGCTATAGGAACTAACGCATTATCAAGTGATACTCAAGGAAGCAAAAGTGTTGCAGTAGGTACTGCTGCTTTATTTACTCAAAACTTCACAAGTGGTACGGATGCTTTAAATACCGCAGTTGGATTTGAAGCAGGTAAAGCACTGACTACAGGTATTTCAAACACCCTAATTGGTGCTGGGGCTGGTGACGCACTAACGGATGCAGATTATAACGTAGCTATAGGACAAAATGCATTAGCTGTTGATACTCTAGGTAGTAAGTCTATAGCTATTGGAGCTGGTGCTTTAAGCGCACAAAACAATAGCTCGGGTTCAACG